GGGAGTAAATGAAAATGAAGAAATTAATCGAAGGTATCACCGCTGAAGAGGCCCGGCAGGAAATCGCAGAGTGGATCGAGGACGAATACAGATTCGGACGCTCGATCGACCGGAAGCGGATTCGCGATCTGAGGTACACAATCGAGGTACTGGAAAGCAAATAAATGGAGGGAATGGAAATGATGAACTACTTTGCAGAGACCAGCAACGTGACCGTTGAATCCACGAGATCATGAAATATGAGGACCGTGAGGACGGTAAGGACATCAAGTATTCCGGCTGTATCGGTTTTGAAGTTATAACCGGCGAAGCCGCCGCACAGATCGAGAACGAAAGCGACGGATCCTGCATCGATGAGTACCACGAGTACCTGGTTCTCCACTTTGAAAATGGAGATACCGCTACTTTCCGCAACTCCCATGTTGACCTGTTCAAGTTCTAAGGAAGCTCTCAGGGGTCTGCACCTTAAAAGCAGCCCCTTCCCATCATCATATAAACAGGAGGTGAATGATATGTCTGAGGAAGCGAAGAAGGCCGCTGAGGCCATTGTCAGAGAGGCGACCGGTAACCCGGTGAAGATGGCGTTTCTGGCAGGGATGAAGGCCGGTGACGAGCTGAGCAGGATGGTCAGCGAAAAGAAGGAGGCGGACCATGCAGGGGATGAGTGAACAGCAGAAGGTTTCCGCGATGGCAAGCCTTGTCAGGATTCTGGCAGCGCGGGAACCGGGATGCTCGGTGACGAAGCTCAAAATTCAAAGGGATGGTGTTTTGATTGAAGATCCAGGGACTGGATATGGCACGGCTGATAGAAGAGCCGGATGAACTGCTGGATGCAGAGCTGGTCGGTATGTTCCCGAAGGGCCGGACGCGGATCTCCGAAGCGGTCATGGTGAAAACGGCGGACGGGACCTTTCTGCTGCGGAAGGATGATATCGCGCTGGATGAGAAGCGTCACAGGGATGCTGTCAGGCTGGCCTGCATTCTGGCCTATGAGGGAGCGGTTGCACTGCTGCTGCTGATGATGGCGAACGGCGTGCTGAATGCCTCTACCGGACTGACCATTATCGGAACATCCATTCTGGCAGCCTGTGCCATGCACGAGGCGAAAAAGCGCCGCCGGCAGAGCTGGTACCTCTGACCGACGGCATGGAAATGAATCCAAAATCATAATATTACAGGAGATGGGCAAAATCAATGGAAAATATCAACGGATGGGTGCGTCTGAACGCGGAGCGGCCCATGAGAGACGGAGACTACCTCTGCTGGATCTGCACCGATCACTACGACTACTACGACATCGTGCATTTTACCAGCGGAAACCCCTGGCGGTACAACACCCTGTTTACGGCCAAGGAGCCGGTCGACTACATCGTCTACTGGATGGAGATCCCCAATGTGCCGGAGAAGGAGGGCCAGAGCGATGACCGTGTTTGAGATCGACGAGGCGATCCTTGGCTGTGTGGACCCGGAATCCGGCGAGATAATCGATATCGACCGGCTGATGGAGCTGCAGATGGAGCGGGCAGAGAAGCTGGAAAACGTGGCCTGCTGGGTCGTGGATCTGGCAGCAGAAACCAAGGCCATCAAGGAGCAGGAGGCTGTGCTGAAGGCCAGGCGTGAAGCTGCCGAACGCAGAGCGGAAAGCCTGAAGCGGTTTCTGGCGGACGCTCTGAAGGGCGAAAAATTCAAGACCGGACGCATCAGCGTGAGCTATCGGAAGTCAACGTCAACGGAGATCGACGAAGGTACGGAGCTTCCTGAGGAATTCCGGCGGGTGAAGACCATTGTGGAGGCTGACAAGGCAGCCATCAAAGAGGCGCTCACCGCAGGAGCAGATATCCCCGGCTGCCGGCTGGTCACGAAGACCAGCGTCGTAGTTAAGTAGGTGACGGCATGGGCATTCCTGTTCTGATCCTTGGCGAATCCGGGTCCGGCAAAAGCACGAGCTTGAGAAACTTCGAGCCTAACGAAGTAAGCATTTTTAACGTGGCGTCAAAGCCGCTTCCGTTCCGGAAAAGGCTGCCATCGGCAAACGGCGCAACTTATGGGACGATTTACGCAAAGCTTCAGTCACCAAGCAAAAAGGCATATGTCATCGATGACAGTCAGTATCTGATGGCATTCGAGGAGCTGGACCGTGCCAAGGAAACCGGCTACAACAAATTTACAGAGATGGCTCTGAATTTTTCCGGGCTGGTGCGGTTCGTGATCAATCGACTTCCGCAGGATGTTATCGTTTACTTCCTGCACCATGTGGAGCAGACGGAAACCGGAAAGGTTAAGGCAAAGACTGTCGGCAAGATGATCGACAGCAAGCTGACGCTGGAGGGTCTGTTTTCAATAGTCCTGCTGTGTGAGGCATCCAGCGACGGGCACCATTTTGTCACCCAGAGCGACGGCTACACGACAGCAAAGTCGCCGATGGAGATGTTCCCACCGCAGATCGACAACGACCTGAAGATGGTCGATACAACGATTCGAAAATACTGGAATTTGAATGGAGGAAATAAGAATGAATAACGTGAATTGGGATGAAGTCAAAGAGGAATCATCCAGACCTGTGCCCGGCGGCTATGCCGTCCGAATCACCAAGGTAGAAGATCACGAGAACCGCGAGTTCCTGCTGATTCAGTGGGATTTTGCAGAAGGTGAGTATAAGGGAAGCAATCAGGACACATTCGATCAGTTCGGCTTCTGGCCCATGGCCTTTGTCCGCAGCTACAAGCAGAAGGCACTGCCGTTCTTCAAGGGCTTTAAGACCGCAGTGGAAATGTCCAACCGGAACTACGTTTTCCGCAATGACCCGCAGTCCCTTGTCGGTAAGTTCGTCGGAGTGGTTCTGGGCGAAGAGGAGTATTGGTCTGATAAGGATGACAAAGTAAAAACCCGCCTGTATGTTGACCAGGTTCGCTCCGGCAAGGCAATCCGTGAGGGTGACTACAAGATTCCCAATCTTAAGAAGTACGTTCCCAGCGATACCGCTCCCGTTTACAATGCCCCTGTTCAGCAGGCCGTGAATCAGTTCCAGCAGAATTTCGCTCCCATCGTGGACGAAGACGCTGATCTTCCCTTCTGAGGTGACGCATGCCAGATACCGAAATCGTAAAAAGAGAATACAGCTTTGAGGATTTCGGTACTGCGAAACCGTATGAATGGCTGTATTCGATGATTGATATGCCGTTTGTGTTCCAGCAGCACAGGCAGCAATTGGCGCTCCGTGCGAAAGAAGTCGGTTATCCTGGCTTCTCGAAGATGATGGACACATACATCCGGGAAATGAATTTGAACCGGAGGACGCGGCTGATTCCGAATCAAACGGAATTTGATAATCAGAATATCGAGCTGAACTGCGGAGAGTGGGAAAGCACAGACAGGGGCATCTTCCGCGACCTGCCAAATGGCGGCAGGCAGTGTGCCTGCGCACACGCAATCATGCCGGTGGAGCGGCTCGTGAATATCGACACCGGCGAGGTGAAGCTGAAGCTTGCCTATAAGCGGAACCGGGATGCAAAATGGCAGACCACCATTGTCGGTAAGGATGTTGTGTCCACCGCCAGAAACATCACGGCGCTGGCTTCTCAGGGAATATCCGTTACCAGCACAACAGCTTCCGGGCTGGTTGATTACCTGAACGATCTGGAAAACCTGAACTACGACATTATCCCGGAAGCGAAAAGCATCGGGCGACTGGGCTACATCCCCGGCGAGGGCTTTTCTCCGTTCGTTCCTGGGCTTGTATTTGACGGAGACGCGTCCTTTCGAAACCTGTACAGGTGCATTGAAGAAGCGGGATATGAGACGGCATGGTACAACGCGGCTATAGAATGCCGGAAGGGGTCCATCATCGCGAGGATGATGCTGGCAGCATCGTTTGCATCGCCTCTGCTGTCGCTGGTCGGTTCGCTGCCGTTTTTCGTTCATCTTTGGGGCGTGGATTCCGGCACCGGAAAAACCGTTGCTCTGATGCTGGCTGCGTCTGTGTGGGGGAATCCGGCGCTGGGAAGCTATGTTCAGACTTTTAATGCAACTCAGGTAGGTCAGGAGAAAACGGCGGCATTTTTGAACCAGCTCCCGTATTGCCTGGATGAGCTGCAGCTGACCAAGGACAGCCATGGACGGCAGAATTTTGATGTCTACCAACTGGCTCAGGGCGTAGGGCGGACAAGAGGCAAGAAAAGCGGTGGCGTTGAACTGACCCAGACATGGAGCTGCTGCTTCCTGACCACCGGCGAATCACCGCTGACGAATATGTCGTCAGGTGCCGGTGCTGTTAACAGAGTTATCGACATTGAATGCACGGCAGGCCAGAAGGCTATCGAGGACGGCCAGAAGATATCCGGGATACTCAAAATGAATTACGGATTTGCCGGAAGACGGTTTATCGAAGCTCTGTACAGCAGACCTGAAAACATGGACGCTCTGAGGGAGATTTATCAGGACAATTTCCACGACCTTCTTCAGAGTGACAGTACGGAAAAACAGGCTATGGCTGCAGCTGCCATTCTCACAGCCGACCAGATCGCCACACAGTGGTATTTCAAAGACGGCATGGAATTATCCGCGGACGATGTAAAAAGCTTTCTGGCGAGCCGTGAGGCTGTGTCAGCAGGCGCAAGAGCCTATGACTATCTTACTGACTGGGTGGCGTCAAATGTCAACCACTTCCATGGCAGTGAAGCTGTTGTCGGAGAGATCTACGGCGTTCTGGAGGGCAACACAGCCTATATCATCCGGAACATATTTAACCGGACGATGACAGACGCCGGATATTCCATGGCAGCTGTGCTGAGCTATCTGAAATCAAACGATCTGATATTCACGAGGGGCAGGAACAACACGAAGGGCAAACGGATTTCCGGCGTTCTGACAGAGTGCATCGCACTGCGTATGAAGGTTGAAACGCTGGATTCCGACGATGAGCTGCCGTTTTGAGGGACATTCGTGGGACGATTTTCCGAAATAGTCCCACAGAAAAACCCTTGCAGCTCTAGGAGAATCTGGATTTGTGGGACTGTGGGACATGTGGGACACCGTATACATGTATATATAAAGGCTCTTATATATCAGTAAAAAAGATATGTTTTCGCCCTTATAGGAAAATGCGCGAAATTGTCCCACAGTCCCACAAGGACCCGAAAGCCCTAGAAAATCAACAGCTTTACCCGTGGGACATGTGTCCCACGGCAGTACCACAGTCCCACAGGAAATAAACGAGGAGTTAATCAAATGAAGGAATACACAAGAAATGAATGGCTGCAGGAAGCAGAAAAACTTTTCGGGGCGAATTATGAAAATTACCGTTTCAAATGCCCACATTGCGGCAATGTTGCAAGCGGCAAGGAATTCAAAGAAGCAGGCCAAAACCCGAATGCAATGTATTGTGAATGTATCGGTAGGCACGTAAAAGGGAAAGGATGCGATTGGGCAGCTTACGGGTTGTTTGATATCTGTTCTGTTCATGTAGACGGACATCCTGTTTTTGAATTTGCCCCTTTGGAGGGAAGCAATGCAACTCCGTGATTACCAGCGCGAATGCATCGACATTATCCAGTCGAAGCCTCCGGGGCGCTACCTGATCCAGATGGCTACCGGAATGGGCAAGACGGCCACCTTCACCAGCATTCCCCGTCAGGGCCGTGTGCTGCTGCTGTCACATCGTGAGGAGCTGGTACACCAGCCGCTGAAATATTACGACTGCCCGACAGGTGTTGAAATGGCGAAGGAAACCGCCGGGGAGGATGCAGAAGTTGTTTCTGCTTCGGTTATGACCATGCGGAACCGGATGCACCAGTTTAATCCCTACGCTTTCGACATGATCATCTGCGACGAGGCACACCACGCCGGAGCGAAGACCTACAAAGAAATTTTCCAGTATTTCAAGCCGCGTTTGCTGCTGGGCTTCACAGCCACACCAAACCGCGCAGATAAGGTTCGCCTGGACGATGTGTTTCAGGAAATCGTCTTCCGGCGGGACCTGCGCTGGGGGGTCGAGAACGGATACCTGTGCGATATCGAATGCAAGCGGGTGACGATCGGTTACGACCTTACCGGTGTCCACACAAGAAACGGAGATTATGATCCCGGCGAGCTGGATAGGGCCATGGACGGCACTGCCGATGCTGTCGCTCAGACCTACCGAGATCTGGCGCGGGGAGCCACGCTGATCTTTGCTGTGTCGGTCAATCAGGCGAATCAGATAGCCGAAAGAATACCGGGTGCAGTAGTTGTGACCGGCGAAACAAAAAACCGCTCTGAGATCATCCAGCGGTTTACCAACCGGGAGATTCCCTGCATCGTGAATGTGATGGTGTTCACCGAGGGCACGGACATGCCTCTGGTCGAGACTGTTATCATTGCCAGACCGACACAGTCGGATGCCCTGTATACCCAGATGGTAGGCCGTGGGCTGCGGCTGTCGCCTGGAAAAGAGAAGCTGCTGCTGATTGACTGCGTAGGAATTACAGGCCGCGCATCGCTCTGTACGGCTCCGAGCCTGCTGGGCATTGACCTATCCAACATCCCGGAGAAGCGGAAGAAGGAGCTGCAGGGTGACCTGTTCGAGCTGCCGGTGATTGCTTCCGGCCTGTCGGATTGCCCGGAGAGCTGGATTAAAAATGTGCAGCTGGTTGACCTGTGGGCGAAGGAAATGAAATACAACACCCACGGCGTGAACTATTTCAAAATGCCGGACGGCATGATGGTTTGCAGCCTGCCGGATGGAAAGCGCATCCGCATTCCTGCCCCGGACAGCTTGGGACGGGTTGTGCTAGGCGGTCAGGAGGTCGATTATCAAACGGCGCTCGACCGGGCATACAGCAAGCTAGTAGCAGACCATGAGGACGCGAGAAAGCTGTGGGATATCGACATGGTGAAACGCTGGGGAACAGCGCCCGCAACGGAAAAGCAGCTGGCTATCATTAAGAGGAAATACAGGGACTTTGACTGCACGAATCTGAATAAGATGCAGGCCGGGCAGATACTCAACAGGATGTTTGGAGGCAGGAAATGAGGAAACCGGAAGATATTCACGTTTTGGTTGCCTGTGAAGAAAGTCAGCGTGTATGTACGGCGTTTCGCGAACGAGGCTTTGATGCCTACTCATGCGATATCCAGGAGCCGAGCGGTGGGCACCCTGAGTGGCATATCTGTGGCGATGTAATCCCTGTACTTGAGGGGGGGGGACAGTGACCACTATGGACGGACAGAAACATGAGGTTGGCAAGTGGGATTTGGTTATTGCACATCCACCTTGTACATACCTGAGTAATTGTTGCACAAGAGGTTTCTCCCTTAGATGTACACCGGCCGAAAAGGTTGTAAAGCGTTGGGAGGACAGAGCAAAAGCGGCAATCTTTTTTATGCAGTGTGCATTAGCTCATGCCAGATGTAAAGCAATAGAAAATCCTGTAGGGTTTATGAATAGTGCATATAGGAAATCAGACCAAAATATAAATCCGTGGGAGTTTGCCGAATCTGTAAATGATACGGAAAACTACGTTACAAAGCGAACGTCATTATGGCTATTTAATTTACCGAAACTTGTTACAAATTCGCTTCCAAGACCTGTTTTACCCAAAAGGCTCACAATCCATGGAACATATAAATCTATCTGCTGGGAAGAAATTCAAACAGGAGATCGCGCGAAAGCAAGAAGCAAAACATTCCCAGGCATCGCTGCCGCCATGGCGAAACAATGGGGAGATTACCTGATGGAGGTGTGCGAATGACAGAAACACAGGAGCAGGCGACCCTGTTCAAATGGGCCGCGCAGCCATCGGTTCGGAAAGAATACCCCGATTTGAAATATCTTTTCCATATTCCGAATGAACGGAAGGACAAGATGGAGGCCGTTGTTCTGAAAAGCATCGGAGTGAAGAAGGGCGTTCCCGATTTGTTCCTGCCGGTACCGTGCGGTTCCTTCCATGGCCTTTGGATTGAAATGAAGGCAGAGAAGGGCCGGGCATCTGAGGAGCAGAAATGGTGGCTGAAGGAAATGATCGACCAGGGATATGCGGCAGTCGTGTGCTACGGCTGGAAGAATGCGAGGGATGAGCTGATATGGTACCTGAACCTGAAACGATAGAATTCCCGGAATCGCTCATGCGTCAGGCCTATCGAGGCGATGAACTGCCGAAAGGGCTGGATTACCCGGAACAGATCATCTATGAGGAGCTGCGGAACCTGTACGCTGCCTACCGGATGCAGGTTGTTACTGCGGAAGCTGCCAACCGTGAGAAGAAGGAGCTGCTTCAGAACTACAAGGAATTCAAGTGGACATGGGCGCTGGTTCAGCAGGATGCAGAAATCCGTGCACGGACATCGGAGGCCCGTGCTGCATACAGAAAGGACCGCACACTGGAGAATGCAGACGCTCTGATCCTGGCTCTGGAAGGGGTGGCGGTATGACGTTGGGAATGTCTATCCGCAACCGCCACATGGACATGAACCTAACCCAGAAGGAGCTGGCTGCACGGCTTATATCACGCCGGGGATGCTCAGCATGATTGAGCATGGACGCAGGGAGCCGTCCTGGTCGGTTATCGTTGGCCTGATTCGTATTTTTGGCATCGGAGTGATTGCGGATGCCGTAGTTGATTAAAAATTCAGGAGGAAAAAATGATTGAAGTAAAAATGACCCGCTTCCCGTCTGACGCTGACTGGTTCGAGGTGAAGCGCAGAGCTTTTGAAACGGAAGGGAAAATTGCCACCACTGCTCCGAGTGAGGAATGGAAATGCAGGATTCTCCGTGCACGGCATTCTCCCATCCGGTTCCTGCAGTTCTCTTTTGATCTGACGGTTCCGTACTGGGTTTCCGTTCATTTGTGCCGACACCATGTTGGAATCCAACCGTATGTGCAATCTCAGCGCAATGACCGGCAGAGTGAGTATGACCGGAATAAAGCACCGCAGGATGCACCCGTCAATATGATTATTGACTGCAATGCGGAGGCGCTGATCACCCTGGCAAATAAGCGCCTGTGCTTCAAGGCATCCGATGAAACGCACCGGGTGGTCGAGAAGATGCGTGCACTGGCTCTGCAGACAAATCCTGAGTTCCGGCACGAGCTGGTTCCGATGTGTGTGAGAGAGGGGGGCCGGTGCAATGAAATGAAACCGTGTGGGAGGGTCAGGAAAAATGACACCGATTCGGTATGATCCCGCCACGGGTAAGTGGCTCGAGCAGCATCCTGGTTATGAAACAACAGTTTGCCATTGCCAGAAGTGCGGCTGCTTCTATAAGCCAGCTCTGGGCCATCGATGCAAGGAGGTAAAGAAATGAAGCGAAAAAGAGCTATCAAACTGATTATGGCAGCTGACGGTAATGGTCAGAGAGCTGCAGCGCAAGGCGTTCTCTGCGTTCATGGACAGGAACGATTTCTGCAGCAGGGGGCACCATGAGGGTTGAAGTGGATGTGCTGCTGCCGGAAGAACTGAAAAGCCTGGGGCAGAATCGTAAGGTAAAAATTCTGGATGCCTGCCAGTCAGAGCGGAACGACGCAGCGCTGAACACCTGCCTCATTGGCCTGAAAGTGCTGAACCATGTATACGGCATCGGCATCGAGCGAGCTGACAGGGTGTCGAATGTTTGGAGCCAGAAAATTGTGGACTTTTATACATCGAGCGACACAATTGAGTTCCGGCCTGAAATGCACATGGACTGTATTGGTACGCTGCGGCGTGATGTGCAAAAAGAATTTGGTGATCTTTCTCTGAGGCGGCAGAGGCAGATAGAAGCATTCCTCGTTGAAAATCGTTTAGACAGTTCGGATGCTTGCTGGTATCTCGGAACCGAGGCCATGCGAGAGGCTTTGGGTTTTGGCAATGACAGAATTGCCAGGCTCAACATGCAGTGGAAACGGGACTTGATGGACTTTTACGAGGACAGGGAAACCAACGAACCGCGGCTGATAGCGTGGCTGGAAGAAATGGGATTCGCGTTCCACGGAAAAACATTTTATACATACCGGGATGTAAACGGGAAGGCCGTAAAGGCAAGTATAGTAAAACGTAAGATTGCCAAGGAGGAGAAAAATGCCGAAAAGAAAATTTAAGTGGTGGGGTACCGTGGATGCAATTCTGAATGGTCATGCTGCTTTTGACAGAGCTTTGAAGCGTGTCCGTTCGGAGTTC